CTAGCGGCGCGTGATGGCCTTCGCCGCCCCCGCTAGATGGTCCGGGCGGTGGTGGCCGTAGTTGTCGAGCAGGGTCTTCAGGTTCATCCCCAGGTAGCCGGCCGCCTCCCAGGGATCGCAGCCGTTTTCCATCAGCCAGGTCGCGGCGGTGTGGCGCTGCCAATGGGGGGTGACGCCGTCGCCGAGGCCGGCGTCGATCGCGCACCCCTCGAACCCCTTGCGCGGTCGGCCGTGGATCGGCCGGCCGCCGTGATGGATGACGGCATTGGTGGTGGGTAGCCCGGCCTCGGCGCGGCGCTCCATCACCTTCTCGTCTTGGACCTTCCAGCGCAGCATGTGCTGAAGCAGGCGGGCCGGGATCTTCACGACCGGTCGGCGCTTCGTGGCGTGCTCGCGCTCCTTCTTGCCACGGCGCCAGATCATCGCCTTGTCCAGGTCGACCCAGGCCTGGGTTGGACTCTCCTCCCACAATAGCTTCGGGATCACGCCTGGTCGGGTGCCGGTGTAGAGGCCGATCAGGATGAAGCGTTTCATGTGGGCGCGGTTGGCCGGCCCGCTGTCGCGAAGGCGTACCCACATCGGGCGGCCTGAGGGATGGAGGGCTCCCGTCGGATGCAGACGGTAGCCGCGCGCCGCCATCAAGAGGCGTGCGGCCTGGGCCCGGGTAAGGGCGTCGCGCTGGCTCTCCGGCTTTTCCGGGAGCGAGACCTTTGGTCGAACCGTGAGCGGGTGCTCGTCGCTGAAGTATCCTATGGCCGCGCTCAGGTCCTCCAGCTCGCGGCGAGCGCCCTGAGAGCTCACGAGACGTGGCTTCGCGGACTTCGTCGCCATTGCGATGGGCTGAGCGCAGCGGTGAGCGACGTAGGCCTCACAGCTCGATCGGCGGACGTCGGACAGGCGCTTGTCACCCCACCAGCCCATGAGGGCCTTGACGCGGGAGCCGACCGCCTTGGGATCGGCGGTCTTGGGCGCCTTCTCGGCGAGATAGAGATCCAGGACCTCGGCTACGAAGACCTCGGATGGTGCGCGGGGACGGCTTGGGTCGAGCTCTTCAACCGTGGGCCGCACCTCCCGCTTGGCGAGGATGTACTCTGCGAGGGCTTGCGCAGCTTCGTCAGCCTGGCTTGGACCGAAGCCTGTGCTGACCTGAGCCGATCCATCTCGAATGAAGTAGATGTCTGGGATCGGCTTGCCGGTGCGCGGGTGCCGCCGGCCGGACCGGAGGTAGAGGCGCGGGCCCTTTGATGGTCTGGACATGACGCCTTCGGCTTGAAGAGATCGCGCATCTGCTGCGGCGTGACGAAGAACTTCCCCGCGAGGGTGTAGGGCGTCAACTCGCCGCGAGCGATGGCGCCGCGCAGCGTGCCGACGGTGACGGGCCCGGCGGGGTAGAAGAGCGCTATGGCTTCGCGGAGGGTCAGCTTGTCGTCGTCGGCCCAGGCGGCGGGGTCAGGCAACCTCAGGACGCGAGCTAGGGGATCGCGGCTCATACCGCCCCCCGAGCAGCCCAGCGCGTCACGCCCGGCGGGCAGGGTTCGCCTACTCGGGCAATCCCTTGTAGAAGCCCGCTTGGCCACCCTTCTCGCCGGCCTTCGAGGCCAGTTCGCGATCTCGCGAGAATGCGCGCTTGTCCGCGGGCACGCTGGCGCCGCCCTTCGAGGCGATCTCCTTGCGTTTTTCTGGCGACATCGCGGCGAAGCCCCTCCGGGCCTTGGGCTTGTCGGTCATCAATTCCTCCTCGGTGCGCGCCATCAAGGTCGCGGCTGCCGGGATAAGCGGACAACAACGTAGGTTGTTTCCTGCTGCCTTTTCCTGCTGAGGCAGGCTCAAACATAGCCGCGGCGCTCCTGGCGGGGCGCGTACTCGCCGCAGCCATCCGCCTCCAACGTCTTGGGCCAGAGCGCTTGGCGTCCGAGGTCAGGAATGCCGTCGCCTGCTGCCTTTGCTGCCGCCTGCCATTCGACACCCAAGAACGGCTTCGGCGCATATCGCCTGCAGTTGCCAGTGCCTGCGCCAGCGCCCTGGTATGCCCACCAGAACCGGCAGTCCGAGCATGTGGGTTGCTTGATCATGCCAGCCACTCCCCGATGCCGTCCCAGCGCTTTTCCATGATGTCGAGGCGGTGGGCGTGGTTGGCAGGATCGAGCGCGGCGACGCGGTCGCAGACCTCCTGCATAAGCCTGGCTCCCCCGATCTCGTGAAGACGGCGGCCGAGCGTGGTGACGCCCATCCGCGTCACCTCCCACACCGGACGCGCTAGGAGCTCGCCCGCGTCCCGCTGAGCTTGTGTCCAGGACTGTAGCCGCTTCAGGAGGTCGCCCATCACCACGCCCACGGGCATGGCGCCACGGTGCGGAAGCAGAACAGGGTCGCGGTTGGCCCGGATAGACGCAGAGAGAAGGGCGTCGAGCGCCGCTTCAATCTGAGCCGTCTCGGTCGCGATAGCGCTCACTGGCGCGTTCATTTCAATGCTCGCGAATGAAGGTGGGATGCCGCCCCGTTTTGTCGGACCCGTCGAGGGGCGGCGGCACGGGTTGGAACCCCGGCGCGTGGTCGTGGACCTCAGCGCCGGGACCGAACCCTAGTCGCAAGAGCGTCGAGGGCCTTTTTGCTCTTGGCAGAATTTATCGCCGCCGCTTCCCTGAAAACGGCCTCGGCGTCGGGGTACTTGATAGCGGCCGCCCTGAAGGCTGCAGCCTTGATCGCCCTCGTGATGGCGACACTTATCGGTGAGACGTTCATGGAGCCCACCATTACTGCAGGGCCAAAGCGGCAGACGCCGATCCGACGCAGTGCCCATCCAGATAGGCCAACACTTGTCGCAGCACGCGCTCTTCGCTGCCGGTCTCGCCCTCCGTGAAGGACCTCATAACCCATCGAAGCTTCGCCTGAGCCGCGGCGCTATCCAGGCAAGGGCTGTCCGTGATCTTCCGGATCACTGCGGCAGCCTCTTTGCCCAGGCGTGCAGCGCGGGCCGCCCCCTCCGGTGCAGTCGTGTCCTCGCCCGCTGCAGCGACCAAGAGGCGTTGCTCTTCCGCCTCCCATGTCGCGAACCTCTCCGGCGGTGCGGAAATGGATGCGCGGTCCCCAAGGCGCTCTACGTCGGCCTGAAGGAAGCGAGCCGCAGCGTCGATTCCATAGATGCCATCGCGCTCGACAGGTTGATCGACGCCAGCCTTCACCCCCATGCCCTTGAGATACGCGCGGAGCTTGGCGTTCAGGTCGGCGTCCGTAACCGCCGGCGTTTCCATCAGTGCCGCCCACGCCGCGCACGAAACGTCGGCGCCGACCCCCTGCGCCTCCTCGGCGGCGAGGTAGTCCGGATCTGTCTCCGCAAGGCGCCCGGCGAAGACCTCGGCTTCGACCTTGGCGTAGGCGGTGCAGGCAGCATCGTGCGCTTCGTGGGCGGCTTGGTAAGCGGCCATGGCCGCCGCGACCGGCGGGCTGATGCCACGAGGGAGGGCGTGCTTGACGACAAACTCCAGGGCCGCGGTCGCGATGCCGCTACCGTGGAAGCGCTGCTCGGAGAGACCCTCCAGCAGCTCTTCGAGCGTGCGCTGTCTCCATTTGTGCCACGGCGTGTAGAGGGCGGAGGTCGCCCGCAAGTAGACCGTCAGGCGCTCCTCGACGTCGGGGCACGGCTCAGCAGCGTCATCGATCAAGCGGAGGGCGGCAGCGAAGGCCTCATCTTTTGCCGCCTGCAGGTCACCCTCAGCGATGGTGTGCATGCACCCGGGAAGCTGGGCCCGAATGATCAGGGGCTCGAGAGCGGCTGCGCTGGCCTGGGTGGCCTCGCTCGTGCCAGTCAGGCCTTGGAGCAGCGGAGGCAAGTGACGTTCGAGCACACGCTCGGCGGCAGCAGCGTCGATGCTTGTGGAGCGGAAGCCGTAGGGGATTTCGCTGGCAGCGGCGACTGGGTCGTGGCCGGGATAGGTGGCGGCAGACATCGTGTTCTCCCTTGTAGGGGTGAACTGTCGCAGAAATGCGACTTTCGGTCAACCGCAGAAATGCGACTATCGAGCCATGTAGTGCATCTTCCGATGCATCGCGACAATCAAGCCCTCAACAGCGTAGGAGAACCCTTCGAGGTCCACCTGGGCATGAAGTGGGATTGCGATTTCCTTTAGTCTGCGCCCGTCCGTCGGTGCGCGGAGTAGCGCTTGGCCGTCTTGCGCGAGCTGCATCACCTCCATCACCGTAGTGTGGGCCACTTCCGGGGATGACCTTCGCGACACCAGCAGATGATCACCCACGCTCGCGGTTATCACGCCGAGAACGTCAGCCTGGAGAACATGCAGAAGATCACCTGCGCGGTAAGCGACGCTTGCCTCTACTCGCGATACATGCGCGGCAAATTGTTTACCTCGCGCCACGCGCTCAAGGTAAACTAGCGGACTGGAGCCTGACCAAGGCTGCGACACATCAAGCGGCTGCCAGTAACCAACCGCAGTCTCCAAATCGACCTGCATGAAGTCACGATACGGATCGGGCGCTGCAGCGGCCTTTGCCAAGCCCTTCTGGGCGGCCGCATCGACCAGCGCAATCGACAACCGATCAAGCGTGCGGCTGCTGGGGACAAACTCATACTGATCGCTGAGGGCACGAAAAACCGTTGAACGATTCACCCCCGAAAGCCGGGCGAGGTCACCAGCAGTCATGCCGGTCGCCTCCAAGCCGGCCCTCAGCCACTCCCGTATTTCGGCGGCGCTTCTCATGAGGCGCAGTTGTGCCACGGCATCAACCGAGCTGCGCGCCGCATTCGTGCGCTTGCAATTGGCGCATAAATGCGACATTCCTGGCGCAGATGGACGAGCTCGCTCAGTTTAAGGCGGATTGTGACGCCGCCCAGATCGCCCCAGCAGATGCTCTGGAACGAGGCGGCTTGCACCGCTCGACTTGGTTTCGGTGGCAGTCCGGGAGTTCGTCTCCCACTCTTCGAAAACTCCGAGCCGCTCGCGATGGCCTGTTGCTTCTGACGGCGGGCAAGGCCGGCAAAGCCAAGACGGCTGTATGAAAATGCCCGCAGGAGCGAGATCACTTCAAGCGCGAAGAAGGCCGGGCGCTACCGACGCCCAGCCTCTTCATGCTTTCGGCCAGGAGGGTAGCTGCCCTCTGGCTGTGCGGCGCCGCCAAGCGGCCCCAAGTCTCGGCCGAACCTGGGTTCAGCCGCTCTGCCCGACGGAACACCCCCGCCGAGATACCTGCTTCAATCGCCAAGACCACGCCTTCATCGACCTCCTCGGCGCCCACGGCGTCTCTCTGCTCCCCGTCATCGAGCGCAAGCAATGACGACGATGGAGCAAACATTCATGGGCGCCGAAACCCAAGACAGTGGAACGGTTGTGTGCCTTGCGCGCGCGATCACTGCCCGGCTGCAGCGGAGCTACCCCCACCACACAGCGAAGTACGTGGCTCGCGACCTGGGCTGCACGCCGAAGGCTGCCGCGAACCTGCTCGATGGACACCTCAGCACCCCCAGCATGGGGCGGCTGATCCGGGCGTATGGCGCCGGCTGGGTCGCGGAGCGTGTCCTCGAGGCCGCTGGGCACACCCTAGAGACCTACATCGATCACCAGGCCGCGGAAGCTGAACGCGCCGCCGCCAGAGCCAGGGAGCGGGCGCGAGACGCCCGAAGCCGAGTTGAGAAGTATCAAGCTGCTCGCGGCGGCAATCCTGGCCGGGCTGGCGCGCAGCCTTAGCCACGACGCAGAGTTCACTGCCGACCTGTCTGTCAGGCTCGCCCGAGCCGCCGCTCGCCTGCGTAATGAGGCGGGTTTCCATGGCTGAGGTCGTCGACATCTCGGCTCGGCGCCATGCCCACGAGCGCGCGGCCGTCGCCGAGGCGGAAGACAAAGCCTATCGCGTTATCCTGGCCGCGGGCGAGGCCCTTGAGCCGACCTACGGCATGGATGCCAGCGAGTGCGTCCTGCTCGTGGCGATGGACCTGATCGAGAAGCGCCTCGGTAAGGCCGTGCTCCGTGATGCTCTGCTCGGCCACGCCTCGTGCATCTCAGACGACCCGGAGGCGGCATGAACGACCTCCGTGAGATCGTGCGTCGAGTGGGAGGCGAGATCTACGCTGGCGGCCGGGCCGCCGTCGTGCCCGGGCCCGGGCATTCCAAAAACGATCGGTCACTGAGCCTGCGGATCACCGAGACGGGCCGGATGATCTTCCACAGCCATGCCGCCGATGGCGTGGCCGACTGCATGAAATACCTCGGCTTGGAAACGAGCGAGGCCAAGCCGGCTGACAAAGCCGAGTGGGCGCGCATGAAGCGCGCGCGCGAGGAAGAGCAGCGCCAGCGTGCGGCTGAGGACGAAGCCTTCTGCGCCAGCATCTGGCGGGATACCGTCGCCTTCGAGGGAAGCCTCGCCGAAGCCTACCTTTGGTCGCGCGGCCTGATCCTGGAAGGCTGCAGCGATATCCGCTTCCACCCGGCAGCCCCGAGAGCCAAGCCGCGCCCCGCGGGAGATGATCGGCCTCTGCCGACTCCACATCCCGCCATGGTCGCGATCGTTCGCGACCGAGACGGCCGGCCCCTCGGTCTGCACCTGACCTATGTTGCGATCGACGGCACCGGCAAGGCGTTCGGGAAGCGCTCCCGGCTGATGTTCGGGGCGATCCGTGGCGGCGCCGTCCAGCTCTCTCCCGCCGGCTCCAGCCTGGCGATCGGTGAGGGCATCGAGACGTGCCTCGCCTACCAGACCCGCACTGGCATCCCCGCCTGGGCGGCTCTGGCGACATCGCAGTACGCTACATTCCTGCCGCCGAAGCGCGTGCGCCGTCTGGTGATCGCCGCCGACGGCGATCAGGGAGGTCTGACCGCTGCGAAGGGACTTGCCGAGCGCATGGCCCGCATCTGCGACGTGGTGATCGACGCGGCGCCGGAGGGACAGGATTGGGCCGACGTACACGCTGAGGGAGGCTCCAATGTCTGAAGCCTTCGGCGGCCCGACCCTCGTGTTCTCCAGGACCAGCAAATTCACCTTCGAGTCCTACGACGAGGTCTCGCCCTCCACCAAGCCGTGGCTGGTCAAGAACGCGCTCCCCATGAAGGGCGTGGCGTGGATCGCTGGGGCGTCCGGCGCGGCGAAGACCTTCTTCGCAATCGACGGCCTGGCGAAGATTGCGGGCGGCGCAGCGGAAATCTGGGGACGACGCGCTCAACAGAGAGGCGTGGTCTACGTGGCGGCCGAAGATCCAGACGGCTGCCGGGCTCGTCTGAAGGCCTTTCGCGCCACCAAAGGCGCCAGGGCTGCCCAGGAAGGCAAGCGCCTCCCCTTCAAGCTCGTGCCCCAGGTGGTGAACTTGCTGGAGGAAGGCGACGTCGAAGACTTCGTCCGCAGCACGCTCGCCATCGCCGAGGAGTTTGAGGCGCAGGGCACACCGCTGGGCGTGGTCTGCTTCGACACCTTCAGCGTCTGCATCCCAGGCACGGACGAGAATAACAGCGCCGACATGAGCCGGGCGCTGGAGGCTCTCTACGCCATCTCGCGCGAGCTGGACTGCCTGGTCGTCGTGGTCGCGCACTTCGGGAAGTCCGGCACGTCTGGCGGGATCCGAGGCTGGTCAGGCCTCGGCTACAACGCCGACGGCGTCATCGTCATCGAGCGCGACGAGGAAGACCCCGAGCTGCGCCACGTCACCTTCCAGAAGGTCAAGAACGGCGCTTCGGGCGGCCGGTTGGACTTCAGCTTGGATGAGGTGCCGCTCGGCATGATCGACGACGCGGGCGACGCCATGACCTCGTGCGTCGTCCGGTTCGCCCCGGCGCTCAGGGAGCCCTTCAAGCGGCGAGCCGGGCCTGAAACGAAGCCTGGCCCGAAGCTGGTCCTGAAGGCCATGAACCAACTTCTGGACGTGGGACAAACCTATGTTGTCCCGCCCCTGCCCGGTGTCCCACCTAACACCGCAGGCGTGCTTCGCTCGAAGCTCAAGGATCGCGCGTACGCCATTGGCTATGGCGACGACGAAGAGAAGTCAGAGACCCGAAAGCGTAATTTTAACAGAGACGTACAGGCGCTCCTCGCCGCCAACGTTCTTCGGGAATTTGAGGGGATCGTATGGAAAATCCGATGACCTCACCGGCTGAGTTTGCCGGGACAAAGCTGTCCCGCCCCCCAAAGCGGGACAACCGGGACAAGTGGGACAAAAACGGTTTGTCCCGCCTGTTTTCGGCCCTCGCCCCTAGGGGCGGCGCTGCCGGGACAGGTGGGACAACCGGGACAAAACCAATTTGTCCCGCTTGCTCCCCTAGGGGGCTCCAGCGGTGGGACAGGCGGGACAAGAAGGGGTCCCCCCTAAAGGGGGACACCCCTCTCTGTCCCGTCCCCCTGCCCCGCCGTGGCCCTGACCGGGCGTCCCGGTGGGGAATGTTCGCCACTGCCTTCGCGTTCGTGGCGAGCCCAGCCTTCGCCGACCCCTGCAAGGCCATCCCCGACAAGGGCCCTATGCCTGCCTACCTGGCGGCTGGTCGCACCATCGCGGGACCGGTCACCTACGTCGGCGATGGCGACAGCCTCTGCGTCGCTGTGGGCAAGACGCCCGACCAATGGGTCGAGGTCCGCCTCGCCGATTTCTACGCCCCCGAGCTCAGCGAGCCCGGTGGCAAGGCGGCGAAGCGAGCGCTGGAACGGATAGCGCTAGGTGAGCGGCTCGTTTGCGTGGCTGGCCGCCGCACCTGGGATCGCGTGGCAGCCACCTGCACGCTTCGCGGCGTGCCGGTGGCCGCTCTCATGCGCCGCGCTGGCGTCGTGGAAGGAGGGAACGGCAGATGAGCGAACTCCGCATACTTCGCTCGATGCCTGGCATCGCCGAACTGGAGGCGCGTCTGTCGCGGATTAGCGCACATCCTTACCCGAGCTGGGCCCCCGAGGCGGAGGGCCTACAAGATGCTGTCGACCAGATTTCTCGCCAGCTTTTCGGCTTCACCGAAGACGAAACCTACTTCGTCTTCAGCGTCGAGGAGCACAAGGACCTGACAGAGGAGCAGCTCAGCGCAGCCCTTGACGCTCACGAACAGCACTTCCGTTTTCTCATCGAGGACGGAGAGGAAGCAGACCGGGCCGCGGAGATCATTCTCCAAGCCATGGGTTGGGACGTCACCGATGGTGACGGCGGATACCTGCGTTCATTCGACAAGTTTGGGCGACAGATCGTGGCCGTCGCCAAGGGCCTGGTCGCACATCATCCGGACCGTCTTCTGGAAGAGGACGAGGCCGCCAGCCTCGAAGCCCGCCTTCGCGCCGAAGCATCCAACTTCCGCCCCCGCCGCAAGCACTGAGTGCCCCATGCCCCGCAAGGCCAAAGCCAAGCCCAAGTCGCCCGCCCAGATCGCCGCGGAGAAGCTCGCCCGCCGCCGCCAGGACTTCGCAGCGGTGAACCTGCAGTCTGACGGTGCGGATCTCGCCGCCCACACCGACGTCGCCATCCGCCGCGAGGGCCAGAAGAACGTCCTCACCGCCCGCCGCCTAGACGTGTTCGAGGCACTCAAGGCCGGCATGCAGCCGGGCTGCTACGACGCCGCCCGCCGTCTGGAGCGCGACATCACCATCCGCCGGGGCGAGCACGACCACGGACGGCCGATGGAACGGGTTGACGGCGACGAGCAGGCCGCCCTCTGCCGCAACGACCAGATCATCGCTGCGGGTGAGCGGGTGGATGCCGTGTTGAAGCGCTTGAGCGGCCGAGACGCCTGGCTGCTCACGGAGCTGATCTCGCCGCAGCCGTCGCGGCCGGGCTGGCGGGAGACGGTGGCCTACATCACCGGGGAGTCTCATCTGCACGCGCAGGGCGCTGCGGTACGGGCGGCGTGCGTGAACCTGCGAGATGCTTACGAAGAGCGAAGTTGCATAGCCGCCTGACGCCATCCGAAGCCGAGGCCAACCGTCCTTTCAGATCTCGGGATATCGAGTCTTCTGGGTATCGGGGAGCGTCGACAGGAGAGCCAAGCTCTCTGGTTTGAAGAACTGTGAGAACTGAAGGTTGGTGAGCCGAAATAACTGACCCACAGCGTTCGAGAGGCGCAGCGATACGGCATCTAGGTCGGGCAAGTGATAGCGCTTTGACCAAGGAAATGATCTGTTTCCAGTTTGAAACCGCACGAAGGCGCCGCGGTCATTCATGCTATAGGTCACTCTGGTGTGAGCGATGTGGTCTCTCACGACCTTGCAAATGCTCACCGACTTGGCGATGCCGGCCATTTCCCCGATAAGCTCATCGTGTTCCGCAGCGAATGACTGCCATTCGGTTTGCAGCAGTTTCCACCGCTGCGAAAAGCCCCACCTCTTCCATCCGGCCTGGTTCTTCTCGGCATTTCGAAGCAGGGCCCACACCAGGACGTCAGTCTCTTGCTCGAGCATCGACCAGTGCCCGACAATTCTTCCAACGACCGGCGAGAAATTATCGTCGAACCCCGGCATCAGCTCTGGCGGTTGCCTCGGATCTTCACTGTTAGAGCCAATGATATGGTAGATTTGGAAATCATCCTTCGGCACTGGGCGCCCCGCTTCGCCAAAGCGAGAAGCTTTACCGCGGACGCGGCGCTTGGAAAGCGCTCAGCTGCACGCTCATGCCTCTCAGGGCAGAAGAAGTCGGGTCGTTGACCGCGGCCAACGTTCTCGGTACATTCTCTACGTTGCGCGAAGCGCGTCGAAGCCCCGGTCACCTGCCGGGGCTTTTTCGTTTGGCGCTTTCAAACTTCGTTGTAGCCGCCTTCTTCAGCCAGTTCTCGCAGATCATCACCCCCGTTTTGGAGGAGCATGGCGATCAACGGAGGATGTTCCAACACAGTGTAGGACGCGGTGGGAACAACTTGGCAGGCTTGTCCGTTGACCGCCTGCCGAGAAAGGTGCCCCGCCGAAGCTGCAACTTCAGCGGGGCGGATCCCCATCGGTCCGGAGCTATCGGCTCCGGATGGTTACGATGGCCATGAAAATGACCATCATCACCAGAGCACCGGGGATCGTTATGGTCATATCCATAACGGTCTCCTCTTTCTCGCGAGCAGGGGCTCGCAAAGGAAACAACCTTCGCTTCAGCGAATAGTTTCCTGGCGCTCAGCTGTTTTTCTGAAAAATTTCCCAGTCTAGCTGACGAAGGCCCGCCCTGGGTCCCTACGCGGCGCAGCTGAGCTACGGGCGGTATCTCCCCTTCTCACACCAGAAGCGAGACGTAACCCCCGGCTGCCCCTGGAACAGGTCCCCTGCGATCCGGCAGTTCTCTTGGTTGTAGGCCTCGCCCTCGCGGGCGTCGAAGGTCGCCACATGGATGCGCATTCGCTCCATTTCCGCGCGCCCCTGCTCGATGCCTGGCACTGTCCCGCCCGACCGATAGAGGGTGTAGGTACTCCCGTCGGTTCGCTGGCTGGAGCACGAGGTGACTGCAAGAGCGGCAAGGATTGGCAGACACAGCTTGACCATCTGGCGACCGTAAGAAGCGTGGTCGCGCAGCGCAACCGCGGGCCCAGAGTGATCGCAGAGCGTCGCCTTGTCGCCGAGGGAGGCGTTCGAGCCGCACTCTTTCCCGCTGCGTCTGCAAGACCGACCCTCAATCCCCCAATTGGCCGTTTCGGAGGCTGCATGCCCATGATCGCGCCCATGCTAGCGCTCGTCGCGTGAGCGAAACACCCGAGCCTTCGAGCATCGCCTCGATCGCGGCCCGGGGTCTCTCCCAACCTGAGACCCTGACCCCTGACGAGATCCAGTCGCTCGCCGGCTTCGTCCTGCCCAAGGCTGACGAGCCGCCTCCGCCGCCGGTCCTCAGCGACGAGGCGCGGGCTGAGCTCGTCGCCCGTCGCGACGCCTACAAGGCCAAGGCGGACAAGCGCCGTAACGAGCCGGGCTTCGCTCGCAACGTCGCTGAGCTGGAAGAATGGATTGCTGAGATCGATGCGGAGTTGGCGTCGTGAGTGAGTTCAGCCAAGCCATCGCCGATGTGATCCTCGAGCGGATCGCCGAGGGCGAGAGCCTGCGGCGCATCTGCCGCGACGACGACATGCCGGCGCGCAGCACGGTGTTCAAGTGGCTGGCGGACCCGGCGAACGCCTCATTCGTAGACCAGTACGCCCGCGCACGCGAAGCTCAGGCGGAGGCGCTGTTCGAAGACATCCTGGAGATCGCCGACGACAGTTCGGGCGACGTGAAGATCGTCGGAGAGGACGAGCGGGAGGTCTGCAACACCGAGTTCGTGGCGCGCGCCAAGTTGCGCGTTGATGCTCGAAAGTGGATGGCAGGCAAGCTCGCCCCGAAGAAGTATGGCGATAAGATCACCCAGGAGCACACTGGCCCGGACGGGGCCGCGCTCCCGGAAATCCGGGTGACGTTCGCTGGTTGAGGTCAGCTTTCCCCGCGCCTTCCAGTTCCTGTGGGCAGAGAAGGCGGAAGATGGCATGCCGGTCCGCTACCGGGCCGCGTACGGCGGCCGGGGATCGGCGAAGTCGCACAGCTTCTGCTCGGCGGCGATCATCAAGGGCGCCCAGCGTCCGCTTCGCGTCGGCGTCTACCGCGAGATCCAGAAGTCGATCCGCGACAGCGCCAAACGCCTGCTGGACGACAAGATCGCCGAGAACGGCCTGAGCGACTTCTACGAGAGCACGGACACGGAGATCAGGGGCAGGAACGGCACGGTGTTCCTGTTCAACGGACTGCGGACCAACCCCGACGCCATCAAGTCCACCGAGGGCCTGGACCTCGCCATCGTCATGGAGGCGAACAAGGTCGCCCAGCGCTCCTGGGACCTCCTGATCCCGACCGTGCGCAAGCCCGGGTCGGAGATCTGGGCGGAGTGGAACCCGGGCCAGCCCACCGATCCGGTGGACGTGATGTTCCGCGGCAAAGACGGCCCTCCGCCGGGCAGCATCGTTCGCCAGGTCAACTACACCGACAACCCGTTCTTTCCCGACGTGCTGCGGCAGGAGGCCGAGTACGACCTTCGCCGCGATCCCGAGCGCTACAACCACGTCTGGCTGGGCGGCTACGAGACGAACAGCGAGGCGCGCGTCTTCCGCAACTGGCGGGTCGAGGACTTCGAGACGCCGGCCGACGCGGTGCTGCGCTTCGGCGCCGACTGGGGGTTCAGCATCGATCCGACCGTGCTCATCCGGATGCACGTCATCGGCCGCACGCTCTACATCGACCAGGAAGCCTACAAGATCGGGTGCGAGATCGACGAGACGCCGGCGCTATTCGCGGGGGACTGCCCTCCGAGCGTCCCCGAAGACCAGCGCTGGCAGAACCCGCACAAGCACCCGGGTATCAAGGGCGCGCTGCGCTGGACGATCACCGCGGACAGCGCCCGGCCTGAGACGGTGTCATACATGAAGCGCAAGGGCTTCCGGATCGTCCCGGCCATCAAGGGCCCGGGCTCGCTTGAGGACGGCATCGAGTTCCTGCGGACCTTCGACATCGTCGTCCATCCGCGCTGCAAGCACACGATCGAGGAGCTGACGCTCTACTCGTGGAAGACCGACCCGCTGACGGGCGAGATCCTCCCGGTGCTGGCGGACAAGGACAACCACCTGATCGACGCGGCCCGCTACGGCCTGGAGGCCCTTCGCCGCGGTGGCGCCAAGGCCAAGGCGCCGCCACCGCCAGCGAAACGCCGTGACTACGTGGGCCGGGACAGGGGAGGCGACAGCGAATGGCAAGCAGCGTAGCGCCCGCCCCGCCGGCCCCCGAGGTCGCGCTCGACACGTACAAGCGCCTCTTCCAGGAGGCGCGCGACCTGACGCAGACCGCGCGCGAGTACGCCAAGCGCCACCGCCGCTACTACGACGGCAAGATCGACGAGAAGCTGCAGAAGGCTCTTCGCCGCAAGCGCCAGCCCGACTTCACGATCAACCGCATTCGCCCCGGCATCGAGGGCATGGTCGGCGTCGTGGAGCGCGGAAAGTCCGACCCGCGCGCCTGGCCGCGCACGCCGCAGGACGAGGCGTCGAGTGAGGTTGCGACCGACACGCTGCGGTACGTCTCGGACATCAACCGCTGGCACCAGAACAAACTCAAGGTCTTCCGCAACATGCTCGTCGAGGGCACGGCGGCGGTCCTGATCGAGGTTGACGCCCAGTTCGAGGTGCGGCTGCAGCGCATCCGGTTCGAGGAGTTCTTCTACGACCCCTACAGCCGCGAGCCGGACTTCTCGGACGCGTCCTATATGGGCGTGGCCAAGTGGCAGTACGTGGACGAGATCATCGCCGCTTACCCCGAGCATGAGACCGCACTGAGGCTGGCGAGCTCTCTCGGCGACACCGGCGACGCCACCTGGGCCGACCGGCCGCACGACAATGGCTCCACCATGTGGACCGACCCGCGCCGCAAGCGGATGTTGCGCGTCGAGATGTACAAGCGCGAGCGCGGCGAGTGGCTGAAGTGCGCGTTCGTGGGCTCGCTGAAGCTGGAAGAGGGCGTGAGCCCCTACCAGGACAACGACGGCAAGCCCTGCAACCCGATCGAGGCCGTCTCGGCCTACGTGGACGACGAGAACCAGCGCTACGGCGTCGTCGCGGACATGACGGGGCCGCAGGACGAGATCAACACGTACCGCCGACGCGCCGCGCACCACGCGACGTTCCGGCAGGTGCAGGAGAGCGACCCGGTCGCCGCCTACGCCGATCCCGAGGAAGTCCGGCGAGAGGCGGCCAAGCCGGACGGCGTGATCCCGCCGGGCTACAGCATCGTCCCGAACGACAAGTTCCAGCTCGACATCGCGCTGCTGCAGGAAGCGAAGGGCGAAATCGAGCGCATCGGACCGGCGCCGGAAGTGCTGGGACGCCAGAGCGCGTCGGCGAGCGGCCGGGCGCAGCTCATCCGCCAGCAGGCCGGCATGACCGAGCTCGCTCACCTTTTCGCGGGCTTGGAAGACCAAGAACTGCGCGTGTTCCGTCAGATCTGGGCGCGGGTGCGCCAGTACTGGAAGGCGCCGAAGTTCATCCGCGTCACGGACGATGAGAACGCGGTCAAGTTCGTGCAGATCAACGAGCCGGTCGTCGTCGGCGAGCGGCCGGTGATGGACCCCGCGACGGGCTTCGCGAAGTACGATCCGGTGACGCGTCAGATCGTCATGGAGCCGGTCGTCGAGGTCCGGAACAATGTCGCTCAGATGGGCGTCGACATCATCGTAGACAGCACGCCGGACACCGCCAACGTCCAGCAGGAGCAGTACGCGGCGCTGGTAGAACTGGCGAAGGTTGGCGCGCTGGGCCCGAACCCTGGACCGTTCCTGCTCAAGGCGTCCTCGCTGCCGAAGAAGCGCGAACTGCTCGAGCAATTGGAGCAGGGAAGCCAGCCGCAGCAGCCGTCGCCTGAGCAGGAGGCCGCGACGCGCTTGGCGCTGGAAGGCGAGGCCGCGAGCGTTGAGAAGACCCGCGCACAGGCCCGCCAAGCCGAGGCGAATGCGCTCAAGACCATGAGCGACGCGCGCGTGAACGAGATGCAAGCCCTCATGCCGGCGCCCGCGCCGATGAGCGGCTTCTAGCCCGCCTCCGGGGCCAACGGGAGACACGGACGCGCCGCCGACACAGGCGCGACGGGCCGCCGCCGCACGGGCGCTTCGTAGCCGTCGATACCGGCAATCCAGGGATCAATCATGGACCAACTGCCCGACTTCCTGTCGGACGAGCCCGCGCACGCGCCGGCTGCGTCCGAAGCGCCCGCCAGCCCGGAGCCTGCGCCTCAGCCTGAGCCGCAGCCAACCCCCGAGGCAGGCCCGACGCGCGACGACCAGGGCCGCTTCGCGCCAGCGCAACCTGCGCCGGCCGAACAGCCGCAGCCCGCCGCGCCGGTGGCCGAAGTGCAGCATGTGCCGCTCGCCACCTTCCTCGACGTCCGGGACAAGCTCTCGGCGGCCGAGAAGGAAGCGAGGGACCTGCGCGAATGGCGTCGGCAGCAGGAAGCGCGCGCCACCCCCGTCCCCGTGCCTGACCGGTACGAGGATCCGGAGGGCTACGAGGCCCACCAGCAGGCCACCATCGCCACGCAGATGTTCGTGACGCGTCGGGACTTCTCCCGCGAGATCGCGACCATCAAGCACGGCGAGCAGGTGGTGAACGCTGCCTGGGAGTGGGGCATCGGACAGTGCGACCGGGACCCGCATTTCGATGCCAAGGTCCGCGCCAGCGCCAACCCGGCTGAGTTCGTGGTCGCCGAATGGCGGCGCGATCAGGTGGCGTCCAAAGTCGATCCCAACGAGTTCGAGGCCTTCCTCGCCTGGAAGGCTTCCGGCGGCGCTGCCGCCCCCGCGAACCCGGCGCCCACCGCGGCGCCTACCCCTGCACCTGCGGCCCCGAGGCCAAGCCTCGCTGCTGCGCCATCCGCCGGAGCGCACGCCGCGGCCGTCCCTCGTGACGGGCAGGCGACCTTCGACGCGATGTTTGGCCCGGAATAGGGCCGGAAAGGACTAGGCGATGGCCTACTCTGAAGTTGTCTCCGACCTCGAACTGACCAAGTGGCAGTCCGACTACTGGACCGAGTACGTCCGTGAGACGGGCTACTCGCCCTACATGGGCGCGTCCATGAACGCGATCATCCAGACCCGCCGCGAGTTGATCGACGGCGGCAAGGACCTGATCATCTCGCTCGTCGGCTCCCTGAAGGGGAACGGCGTCGGGGCCGGCCTGCTGACCGGCGCCGAGGAGCGTCTCGACACCTTCGCCTTCCGGGTTCGCCCGGTGTGGCGGCGCAACGCCGTCGTGGTGAAGAAGTCGATGATCCAGAAGAGCCAGATCGACATTCTGCGCGCCAACAAGGGTTCGCTGAAGATCTGGTCGGCGGACGACATGCGCGAGCGCATCGGCGACGCCTTCTCGGTCGTGGCCGAGGACGACACCCGCTACGACGAGGACACCGGCCTTGGCCGTCAGGTCCCGTACGCGGAAGCCACCGCCACCCAGCGCAACAACTGGCTGACGGACAACACGTCTCGCGCCCTGTTCGGCGTCACGGAGAGCAATCTCGTGGCCGGCAACATGGCCTCTTCTCTCGCCAACGTGGACACGACCAACGACATGTGGTCGGCGGCCATCGTGGACGCCGCGAAGGGCATGGCCCGGGTTCGCGACCGCGTGTCGGGCCGTCGTCAGATCCGCCCGTACCGCAACGGTGAGGACGGCCGCGAGTACTACGTGCTCTTTGTCGGCACCCGGGCCTTCAACCGCCTGCGCGCCGACGCGGACATCAAGTCCTTCAACAAGGACGCCCGCGAGCGGGATGTGAGCACCAATCCGGTGTTCCAGGGCGGCGACCTGATCTGGAACGGCGTCATCATCCGCGAGATCCCCGAACTGCCGGTCCTGACCGGCGTCGGCGCCTCGTCGGCTGACGTGCAGCCGGGCTACCTGGCCGGCGCCCAGGCGCTGACCGTGGCCTGGGGCCAGGAGCCGATCGCCACCACCCGCAAGGACGACGACTACGGCTTCATCAAGGGCGTCGGCACCGAGGAGCTCCGCTCCATCGACAAGACGTTCTTCAAGGCAACCGGCGCCGCCGGCCCCGGCACGCAGCACGGCATCGTGTCCGTGTTCGCCGCCGTCTGATCCACCCAGCCTGAAAGGACACAGACATGGCTCGCATGATGCCTTCCAGCACGGCTGGAACCACGCCCACCCACAACACCGCCGCCAAGACCTCGACGGACAGCAATCAGCTGACCGTCGTCGGCGAGGCGATCACGGTGACCGCAGGGCAGCTCACCCTCAACGCGCTGTTCGGCAACATCCGTGTTCCGAAGGGTGCGGAGATCGCCTGGGTGATGCTCGACGCCGACGACCTGGACACGAACGGCTCGCCGACCGTGACCCTGTCGATCGGCGACAGCGGCGATGACGACCGCCTGCTGGCGGCCAACACCATCGGCCAGACGGGCGCGGCGCCGGTCGGTCCGTCGATCGCCAAGACCGGCTTCGGCTACCGCTACACGGACGAGACGCTCGTGCAGGTGAAGGTCAAGGCCGCTCCGGCGACCGCGGCCGGCGGCGTGATCCGTTACCTGGTCGCCTTCGTCAGCCAGTAGTCGGGGCAATGGGGCGGTCTTCGGGCCGCCCCTTCTTCTGAAAGGAACCGAGCATGGAAGCTCGCATCGTCGGCCCTGAGGCCGAACTCGGTGACGTCCGTCAGGGCTTCACCTTCCACGGCCAGCATCTGACCCGCGAGTGGGGCAAGGTGGAGTTCAGCCCGGAGGCGCTGTCGAAGGCGCAGGGCAACCGCTTCATCGAACTGCGCGACGGCAAGGGCGGCAAAGCCAAGGCCGAAGCCGTCGATATCGACGAAGACACCGTGAAGGCGCGCCTCGACGAGCTGGGCGTCGACTACAGCGACAAGGACAAGCTGCCCGCCCTCAAGTCGAAGCTGGACAAGGCCGAGAAGGCGCAGGCGAAGGCCGAGGCGGAAGCCGAAGAGGCCCAGGCCGAAGCCGATCGGCTGGCGGCGGAAGCCGGCTTCGGCGAGCCGGACACCCAAGCCCAGCAGTAACGCGTGGCGCCCCTGGCTTCGGCCGGGGGCGCGATCCGGAAGGAGGCGATCATGGCCGCCACCACCAACGCTGACATCATCCGCCGCGCACATCGTCTCATGGGGACGGTCGCAGCCGGTCAGGACCCGCAGGGCGTCGATGCTGCCGACACCATGGAGCGGCTGCAAAGCCTCATACTGAGCCTGCCGGGCCTGATCCTCAACGCGCGCTGGTCGCAGCGAGAGGCCACGAGCGCCTACACGGCCAAGGAAGGCGACCGGATAACTGTCGGCACGCCTGGCGCGGTGACGCTGCCCGCCACCGTTACGCCCTACGGCAGCGATGCCCGGCGCCCGATGGACTTCGCCCGGGTGGAAATTATCGGCGCAGACGCCGACAACGCGGGTCTCTGGGTCTACGTCGCCACGAAGGGCGGCTGGTCCAAGGTCACCGACCTTGAGATCAACGACGACTTCCCGTTTGGCGCAGAAGACGTGGACGGCGTCGCAGCGCAGCTCGCGGTCGAGATGGCGCCGGAGTATGGCGAGGCCGCCACCCTACAGCAGCGCACCATTGCCAAGGCGCAGGCGTCCGTGGCGGCGTTCCGCGCGCGCTTCAAGAAGGCCGCGCCGTACGACTGCACCCGTCCGCCCGCCGACTATGAGACCGGCTACGGCTGCACGTTCCGGGACTACGCCTGATGCCAGCCATTCCGCTCGGTACGGCGGCTTTCGCGCGCTCGGAAGCGCCCCAGGTCACGCTCCGGAACTACTACTACGAGGAAAACCCCGCCAACATCGAGGACCAGGTAACGCTGCGCGCTCGGCCCCGGCTGAAGCAGTTCGCCCTGGCCGGCTCCGGCCCCATGCGCGGCCTTTATCGTGAAGGCGGCGTGCTCGCGAACGTCGGGCTCTCCGGCTCCATCATCGCGCTGTCAGGCAGTGAGCTCTACCGGGTCACACAGACGGGTCTTCCTGGCGTGGGCACGGCGACGCTGATCGGGACGGTCGACGGCGCGCTGAAGATGACCGCGGAGGGCAATGCCGACGTAGTCGTGCTCTGCTGCGGGGCGTCGCTCTACTCGACGGACGGTACGGCCATCACGGCCATCGCCATGCCGCCCGGCTTCTTCGCATACGCCGTGGACTACCTGAGCGGCCGCTTCCTGGTCTGCTCCGACATCGGGCGCTTCTACTGGACCAACGTCGGTTCCACGACGATCTCAGCCCTGGACTATGCGACGGCCGAGAGCCAGCCGGACGTCCTGCTGACCCTCAAGGTGATCGGCGACGAGCTCTGGCTGTTCGGGCGCTTGTCGATCGAGGTCTGGCAACCGACCGGCGACCTCGACCTGCCGTACCAGCGCATCGGCGGGCGGATTTTCGGCATCGGCGTCACCGGACGCGAGACGGTGCAGAAGGTGAGTGTGGGTGGGCTCGACACGGTCTGCTGGGTCGGGACCGACCGACGCATCTACCGGACCAATCCGAACCCCGTCCGCATCTCAGACCACGACATGGAAGAGCGGCTGAAGGCGGTCACAGACCCCACCACGCTCTATGCCGCGCCGGACACCTGGGACGGCCACGATTGGTACGTCCTGCACATTCCCGGTCAGGGAAGCTGGGCGTACGACCTGCAGACCGAACAGTGGCACGAGCGCACCAGCTTCGGCCTGCCGCTGTTCCGCGGTGCGGTCTCGGCGCTAGGCCCGAACAACCAACCCCTGCTCGGCGACAACACCGCCGGTGTGATCTGGGAGTTCAGCGAGAGCACCCGGACGGACGGCGACGACCCGGTGCTCTACGAGTTCACAGGCCTGCTGGAAGTGGCCGGTACGCCGGTCCGCTGCAACAACGTCTCGCTCGACGTCACAACCGGCCTCTCTCCGGATCCCGACACCGATCCGGTGATGCAGATGGCCTGGTCGGACGAGATGGGCTTCGAGGGCACCTTCTCCGCTGACGTGCCCGCCTATCTGGGCCGCCAGGGGCAGCGCCAGAATGTCGTGTCGTGGACGCGTCTTGGCATGCTGCAGCGCCCCGGACGCGTCTGGCGCTGGCGCACGACCGAGCCGGTGACGGTCCGCAAGGCCAAGTACAACGAGGCGACCCGCTGATGGCGCTGTACCGCCCGCCGTCGCTCGACAAGAACGCGCCGATCGTCAACCCGGTGGACGGGCGGATCACCCCGTACTTTCAGCGCTTCTGGCAGAACCTCAGCTTCACGGCAGCGGAGGGCGCGAGCGCCGCGCCGGATGTCACCAACAAGGTCACCAAGCTCACCTCGACCGGCTGGACGGTCCCGACCGGCTCCGGCCTGAAGAGCGGCTTCACCGTCTACATGGCCCCGACGATCAGCGCCTCGCCCACGCAGGCAGAGGTGCAGGCCATGGCTAACGCGCTGCAGGACGTGTCGCGCACCGTCAAGGCGCTCGTCGAAGCCGGTCTCGGCTCGCAACTTCTCGGAAATTAGGAGCGCCGCATGGGTCTTTTGAAGGGGCTTCTCTCTGCCGGCGGCGCCGTCGTGGGCGGCATGGTTGGTGGCCCGGCAGGCGCGAAGATCGGTGCGTCGATCGGCGGTGCTGCCGGCGGCGCCCTCAGCTCGTCCGGCGGATCGAAGAAGGCGACCCAGGCGCAGCTTGATGCCATCCGGGAAGGCCGCCAGATCGCCGGTCAGGCCTATCAAGACGTCCGGGACATCCAGTCGCCATACACCGGCCTAGGTGGAGACTCAGCGAACGCTCTGACCGCGCGCCTGGGCGTCTCTCCGACCAGCCTGCCGGTTTCGAACATCGGCGGCGGAAACGCCCTGACCGCAGGATCGGCTGGCGCCGCGCCCTCCGGCTCTGGACCGCTGCCGCAATCGGGAACCAGCCCTGGAACCTACGGCACGACGGCGAACCCGAGCGCGCCTACCCCTTATGCGTCGCCGGAGGCGCCCGGCGGCTTCAACTTCGACACCGAGGCGGCGCTCAATTCGCCGATCCTGCAAGCCGCCCTGGAGCGCGGCGCGGGTGTCATCCAATCGAGCGCCGCTGCGAAGGGCGCTCTCAATAGCGGCGCCACGCTGAAAGCGTTGAACGACTTCGGCGTCCGCACGACATACGATTTCCTGAACGATGAGCGGGACTTCGCCTATGGCGTGAACCGCGACCAGCGCACGGACTTCAACACCGACCGCGGCTTCGGTTATGGCCTGAGCCGAGACGCCCGCGCGGACTACCAGGACGACCGCGGCTATCTCACCGGACGCTTCGACCGGGGCACGGATGACCTCTTCCGTGGCGTTTCGGTTGGGCAGGGCGCAGCGAATACGGTCAGCAACGCTGCCAGCCGCTACGGCGACCAAGCGGTAGGGCTCGTGCGAGATGCAGGCGACGCCCGTGCCACCAACGCGCTGACGCAAGGCCAGATCGGATCGGGTTTCGCGACCGGCCTTGGCGGGATGCTGAGCTCGCTCGTGGGCGGCAGTGGTGGCGTCAGCCGGGCTGCCGACATCAGCGGTCTTGGCCAGGCGAACTACGGCAACTCGCTGCGCATGCCGAGCGTGAGGTACTGATGGCCGTTCGTCCCTACGCCATTGAAACCAACCCGTGGTCGGGCGTCGCCGCCGGCCGTGAGCTCGGCAACGCGCTGCGGATGGACGTCGCTGAACAAACGGCGGGACGGGCTATCGCCGGTGGAGATTACTACTCCGGGGCCAACGCGCTCCTCACGGCGGGCGACATCCGGGGCGGCCTGACGGTGCAGGATGTTGGCCGTGCCAACGAGGCCGCGGCGGCGAAGGCCCAGGAAGACCGCAAAAAGGAACTGCTCGGCTTCACGAACGAGGCTGCCGGCCGGCTGGCCGAGATCCGCCGCGCGGGGAAGGACCCGGTCGCGGCCTTTGATCAGTACTTCGCTCCCCGCTTCAAGGAGCTCGGCGAAGACGACACGGACCTGGCGGAACTGCGCAACGGCCTTGCGACCGATCCGGACACCACGCTGCTCGCGCTGGGGGCCGGCGCTGCGAAACAAGCCGGCTTCGACGTCCGGAATGCTGGCGACGAGGTTCTGGTGTTCGACAAGGGCACCGGCCAGCTTGTGAGCCGCTACCGCGGGGCCCGCACGGTCAACGTGCCGGAGGCCGGTGCGCTGTACGATCTCCCCGGCACGGGAGGAGAAGCGCCTCCTGCAGCCGCGCCGGCCTCCACGCCCGCTACCGCACCAGTCGCTTCCCCCGACGTCGAAAGCGTGTGGCAAGCCGCGGTGCAGCAGGAAAGCGGCGGCCGCGGCGATGCTGTCGGGCCGAAGACGCCCTACGGCCAAGCCCTCGGCTCCACCCAGATGCTTCCCGCTACGGCCGAGGCGATGGCCCGCAAGCTTGGCATTGCGTGGAACCCCGCACTTATGCGGGAGAACACCCCGAAGGCTCGCGCCTATCAGGACCGTCTCGGCCGCGCATACTTCGAAGAAGGCCTCGAGAAGTACGGCAACGTCGAGGACGCGCTCCGCTACTACCACGGCGGCCCGAACGAGGCGCTCTGGGGGCCGAAGACGGAGGCCCACGTGCGCGCCGTCATGGGCCGCGTGCAGCCCTACGAGGTCGCCGCAGCCGGTGAGACACCACCGCCGCCCTCGGGCGCGCGGCTGGTGGTGCAGCGGCCGAAACAGCGGGAGCAATGGGTTGATCTTCCCGGCGGCGGCCAGCGCAACACGCTCACGGGCAAGACCGAAGGCGTCCCGAAATCGAGCGGCCGGTTGAGCGCGACCGTCGTCAAGATGCAGAACGATCTTCTGCAGGAGTACCAAACCGCCTCGTCCATGAACTCCGTGATCGATCGGTCGATCAATCAACTCGACACCGGCGCCCTCGATCTCGGCCTAGCCAAGAATGTGACGGCCCAGGTGCAGAACGCGGTCGGCCTCAGCAGTGAGCAGTCCCGCAACTTCGCTTCGTTCCGCGCGACGATGGAGAAGATGCGCAACGACAGCCTGCGGCTGAACAAGGGCGTGCAGACCGAAGGCGACGCCCAGCGCGCCTGGAATGAGCTGATCGCGAACCTCAACGACCCGCAGCTCGTCCGTCAGCGCCTCGTCGAGATTAAGGATCTGAACGAGATGGCCCTCGCTCTTCGCTCCGACTTGGTCAACCAGGCGCGGGAAGACAGCGGCTTCGACCCGCTCGACGTCACCCGCTTCCAGGCCCGTCCGACCGTGGGCGACCCCGGCAAGGGCAAGGGCCTAAGGAGGGACCAAGGCGCTATTGGCGAAGCCAAGCGCGCGATCCGGGCGGGTGCTCCTCGCGCGGCGGTGATCCAGCGCCTCCGTGAAAACGGCATCGATCCTGCGGGGCTCTGACCATGGCCGGAATGTTCGATGACCTGATCCCGGCCAAGAGCGGCGGTGGCCTGTCGTTCGATGACCTGATCAACCCGAAAGGCCGCGCCCGGAAGAAGCAACTTCGCACCGGCGCGATGGGTGAGGTGCTGGGCGGCGCCGTGAACCTCTACAAGGCGATCCCCGGCGTTGATGAAGGGGCCGCCGCGCTCGACAGCGCCTACCGCCTCGCCACTGGCCAAGCGGGAAGTCCGGGCGAGGCGTGGCGGCAGTCTCGCGAATTGCAGGACGTCAACGCCAAGGACTTCGAAGCGCGACGACCAATCACCACGAACGCCCTGCGGGCGACGGGAGGCGCCGCGTCTATGCTGGTGCCGGCTGGTGGCGCCGCGCAGACCTTCGCCCAAGGATCTCGGACGATGAACGCCCTGCGAGGAGCGGCGGCCGCGGCGGGCACGGGCTATGTCTACGGCGTCACCGACGAAGGCTCGCTGGACCAGCGCATGCAGCGCGGAAACGCCCTGGCCTCTGACCCTGTCACTCTGGCTCTCGGGGCTGGCGCCGGCGCGTTGGCAACGCGGGCTCGCCGCCCGACACCCAAGAAGGCAAAGGCGCCTCCCGCCCCCAGTTTAGACGAACTGAAGGCCCAGCGCGCGGCCGCCTACAAGGATGTCACCGACGCTGGCGTGACCTATGCGCCCCAGGCGACAGAGCGCCTCGCGCATGACATCACGACCGATGCCGCCGCGAACAACCTCAACCCGCGCCGACACCCGAAGGCCGCTTCCGTCGTCGAGGACGACATTTCCGCTATCGCGGGACAGGCGCCGTCCGTGACCGAGCTCGATCAACTCCGTCAGGTCATTCGACGCGACGTCGCCAACGCTACGGACGATGCCGAGGCCTTTTTCGGCAAGCGCATGATCTCGGCGATCGACCGGTTCATGGACGGCGCAACGGCACGCGACGTTGTCGCGGGTGATCCTGAGGCCGCTACCGAACTGATGAAGCGCGCGCGCGATCTGGCGCAGCGGTCCTACAAGATGGAAGAGGTGATCGACGCCACTGACGCCGCGCGCCTGCGGACTGGCTCGACCGGCACCGGCGGCAATATCGACAACGCCACTCGCCAGGAGATGCGGAAGGTCTATCAGGGTCGGGAGAACTGGAGCGACGAGGAGCGAGCGCTGCTCGAGAGCATCGTCGTAGGCGACAGGGGGCAGAACTTCCTTCGCCAGGTCGGCCGCCTCTCACCGGAAGGTAATGGCCTCATGCAGGCGCTTCAGATGGGCGCCGCTGTTGCGACGAATGGTGTCAGCAGCCTCGCCGCTGCCGGTGGCGCGCTCGCCAAGGGCGGCGCCGACCGGATTACGCAGGCGAAGGTGCGGGAGCTGGTCGACCTGATCGCTGCCGGCGGATCGACGGAAGAGCTTCAGGCAGTCGAAAACGCCCTGGCGCAGATTGCTGCGACCGATCCGGCAGCGGCTGAGCTGAGGAAACGAGTGGCGGCTAGGATCGCAATGCTGGCCGGGGCGGGATCGGCGGTAGCCCAACCAGCCGCCGCGCAATACGACGAAGACGCTTATAGCCAATGACGGCGTAGTAGACCCAGTAGAACAGGAAGACCGTGAAGTCGTGGCGGCGGTGGAGTTCCTCCGCTAGCGGCCAACGGAGGTCCCAGTCAGGGTCGATTTCAATCGGGATCGGCTTCGCCAGCCCGGGTCGATAGTAGCCGTTGTGGTCGAACACTCGGCGCAGCCCCATTCAATTGATCTCCAACCGCTACCACGGAGGCGCCCATGGCGGCACGCCAAATCATTGTGCCTGGCGCTATGCCATCGCGAGACGCGAACGGACGGGCGATACCCGGTCGCCTGCGGTTCTACGAACCTGGCACGGCGTATACGACGCCAGCCACAGTGTACGCCGACGTCGGTCTGACGGTCGCACACGCGTTCCCACTGCTCTCCGACGCCGCGGGGCGTTGGCCACAGATCTGGGCGGACGAAAGTGAAACGTTCGACGTCGCCTGGACAGACCAGGTCTACGACCGCCCGCTCGGTGGTCCCTGGACCGACCTGGCGCCCGCCAACGACGCGGTGCTGGCGAGTGTGCTGCTGGCAGAGAGCGCTGCCGCGACCGCTCAGGCGGCCGCAGCGGCCGCTGCCGCCGCTGCAACCGGACTCAACACCGTCGGCACCTCCGCCTCAACCCGCACGATCGGTGTCGGGGAGCGGGTCTTCGCGATGGATCAGCCGGGGCTCGGCTACGCGTCTGGCCAGCGTGTCGTCGCGGCGATCATCGGCGCTGGGCAAAACAGCATGAGCGGCGTGGTGACGGCCTGGTCCGAACCGAACCTCACCGTGCAGATGGATGACACGGAAGGCGCCGGCTCCGCCTCGGCCTGGATCATCAGCCAGGTTCCCCGAGATGGCGTTCAGTCCGTCGCAGGCTTGTTCGGGCCTGGCATTTCGAGGGCCGACCTTCGGCTTGCGCTCGGCGTCGACGGTCCAGAGACGGGCGACCTTGCATCCGGCGCGATCTTTGGCCTGGAGACGTCGCGAAACGCTACCGCTCCCACCACCAGCATCGACATCGCCGTCGGCCAAAGGCGGAGCAGCGATAACACGACGGACATCGTTCTCGCGTCGCCTCTCACGGTCAACCTGTCGACCACTGGGCTCCTGGGCCGGGATGTCGCGACCACTTTGGCGACCGGCCAGTCCTGGCACATCCACCTGATTTGCCGGACGGACACCATGGAGGTCAGTGCGGTCGCTTCACTGTCGCCTACAGCCCCGTCCTTCTCGCTTGTCTCGCCATACGCGAAGTCCGCCTACGTCTTCAGTCTGCCGCGCCTTGGAGCGGATACTTGGCCGGCCTCAGGCACGAATATTCCGCCTTACGTGCAGGTCGGCGATGACGTGGAGTTGGGCCTCCCCACAAATGAGTGGACCGGCCAGACCGGCAGCGCCTCGCCGTTGCTGCGTGACTTTCACGTCCCACTCGGAATGAAGGTGAAGGTCTGGCTGTACGCCCAGCTCAACTTCACCTCCGGCGCCCTACTGGTCTTTAAGGACCCCGACAATGGCGTCCCCACGGCCTTTGGAGGCACGGACCAACGCGCCGACATTCGCCTGCCCGGTAGCGACTACCGGACAGACAATGTGCAGATTTGGACCTCCACCGCCGGCCAAGTCTACGTCCACTGCTCCCAGGCGGGCGCCACCTGGGGCGCAAAGACGTACGGTTGGACCATTCCTCGGGGGCGGATGTAATGGGCGTCCGGATCAAAGCCCCATTCGTCATCCACTTTGGGGGCACGTCGTACACCAACGGGCCTTTGGCAGCGCCTCCGGTCAATTGGGTGCTCGAACTCGTGCGGGTCCTCCGAGCGGACCCTCGGTGCGAAGGCGACATCGTCGCCGTGAACACCGGGAAGGGAAGCCAGCAATCGACCTGGGGCGTGGCGCAGGCTGGCGTCTGGGCTCCGCAACGGCCCGCGTTGTTGGTGAGCGAGGGCTACGGCGTGAACAACTGCGTCGCCCTACCCTCCGTCCGGAGCATCGCCGACTGCAACGCGGACTTCGACGCCATTGTGGGCGCCTACCGCGCCGAGAACCCCGACATCGCCATCATCCACTGGACCCCGTGCCCTGCGTCGCCGCTCGACGCGAACCGGAGTTCGGAACAGGAGTACTTCGACGCCGAATTGGCGCGGGCAGCGCTCAACGGCGTGCTCTCGGTCAATACGACACCTCTGTGGGTGAACGGGCTGCTGCCAGAGTACACCGTTGGCGGCGACAACCTGCACCCGACATGGGACGCCTTTAAGCAGTTCTCGTTCGCGCCGCTCGTGGCCGCAGTCGGGAACGCGATGGCGGCCCACTTCGCCTAGCCGGCGCTCGACTTCTCGCCCTCCAACCTAACAGCGCCGACCCTGGCGCCACAACGGGAGCCCTTGCATGGCCGCCTCTTGGAAAGTCTCGTCTGGCACGCTGTCGAACAACACCGTCACCATCGCCGCAAATCCGAACCGGCGGCAGCTGATCGCGTCGAACAACTCAGACACCGTCATGACCCTCGCCATCGCCGGCGACACCGCGACGGCCGCGGTCGGGATCGCCATTCCTGCCGGCCATGCGCTGACGCTCGGCAACGGCGCGGACGGCTCCAGCAGCGTCGCGCCCTCCGCCGCCCTGTCGCTGTTCTGCGCTGGCGCGTCCAAGGACTACAGCGTCTACGAGATCTGACGGCGGTGGGCATGCATCTCTCCCTCGCGCCGTACCTTTCGGGTGGCCTCGCTAGCCCGGGCGGGGGTGGTCCGCCACCGGGCCCGACGCCGTACGAGGGCATGGCGTCGAACGTCATGCTCGGGAACACCGTCGCCAACCTCCCGCAGTCGAGCGGGTGGAAGCTGTTCGTCCGTGAGGTGTTCGTCGCGGTCGAGGACATCACCCACATCCGCATGGGGATCATGTCGCAGGGCATCGGGCGCGACGGCCTGGTGGGCCCCACGTCCTCGTCCAGTCTCACGTGGACGTCAGTCGCCATCGAGTGGTCTGAGAGCGGCCTTGGACCGAGCAACCCGCAGAACACCACGGGCCATCCAACGCACCTTTTCAGCTTCGATGGCAGCCAGTCCAAGAGCGGCGTCGGCTACAGGGACGTCACGATATCCGACGAGCTGGAGCTACCTTTCACGATCCCGGCAGGCAGCAGCTACGCGGTGTGGGGCCATGCCACGCTTGGGGTAGGATCGACCGGTAACGGCGTCCCCTATCGGGCCAACACTCGAGAACCTGGCGACTTCTACGCCGCCTATAACAGCGCCACGAGCGACACGGTGGCGATCGGGACCGTCCCGAACTTCTCAGGCGCCACGCACAAGCCGTGCTGTTTCTTCCCGATCAACACGCGCCGCACTGGGGACAGCTTGATCGGCGTGGGTGACAGCCACTTCCACGCCAACATCGAGCTGAACCGCCAGCACAATTACCAGCGCCACGGCTTCTTCAAGCAAGTGCCGATGGACGACACCGCCCTTATCGTCTTTGGCATCAAGGGCATCGCGGCGGTCACAGGCGGCGCCGGAAGTTGGCGCACGCAAAGCCAGTTCTGGAAGCTGCTCCAGTACGCGTCGGCGTTCTTCTGCAACCTCGGATACAATGAGGATAGCCTGAACGCCGCCTACCGGACGGAGATGAACTATCTGGCCTCGCTGGCGACGCGGGCCACGAAGAAGTTCATCTTCACCATCGGTCCGAGCGTCGGCTACAGCATGGCCCACAAAGGCTGGACGCAGGTTGCGGGCCAGTCCGCCAGCGCCTCTTGGGCTACGAAGCAGGACGCGTTCAACGAGACCTACGCCCGGCCCCTGCATCCGGACGTCGGCAACTACACCCACTGCATGGACTGGGCGCTGGCTCTGTGTCCGCTGGGCACCGGTCGTTCGGGCCTGTTGAAAGTCTCGGCTGTGGGCCAGGAACTGGCGCTGAGCTTCGCCCTCGCCTCCAACACCATGACGGCGGTCGGCGCGGGGTTCACCGCGGCGCTGGACGAGTACGGCTATAACTACAGCACGGCGGCCGTAGGCAGTCCGCTGACCGCACACAGCTGGGTCGGCGCAGTCACCTCTGCAGACACCTTCACCCAACAGTCCGGCAACTCCGCAGCGGACGCGTCTGGGAGCCCTGGGGTGCTGCACGTCGGGGTCTATACGAAGGACGGTCTGCACATAACGCAGCCCATGCACGACCTTGAAGTCATCCCGGCGCTGGGCCTTGACGATCCCGCCACCTGGGCGCGGGCGGCCTAGGCGTGACTCGCGCGCCGTCGGCGAAGCACGGACCCGGCGAACCCGAAACCTCCGATCATGAGCGCCCAAGTCGAAGGTTCAGGGACAGCCATGAACTCCCCGATGCCGCGGAACGTCACGAAGTCTACCGCCTGCTCATCGTCTGGGCGGCTCGCGACGATCGTAAGGCGACCATAGTACGGGAGAGGTCCCCACAGGACCTTTCCTTGCACGGGGGCAACTGTAGCCTGCTTCACAGCGATGCGGACGCCGCGGCGGCCACTTAAGATGCTCAAGAACGGGCCGCCGCTAGATCCAGAGTAACCTCCGCAGCCTTCAGCTCCGGAAGCTTCTATGTTGCACCAGGAGTAGTAGCCGAAGTTATTCGTATTGATGGGATCCTGCTCAACAAGCCAGTCGTCCTCTCGGACGAACTCGAGTGAGTGGATCTTCGTGCCCGGCAACAGCTCAATGTGTAGTGAGTAGTCTGTTGTGGGTTCTGGAGAATTGATCCAGGACCACTCCAACGGCGTGTACGTGCGGGTAACTGCGCTCGCAGCAGGCGCGGCCACGCAGGCGATAAGAGCGGCAGCAGCCGCAGCGATCCAGCGCATTGAAAACCCCCGATTGTGTTGCGGAAGATCACAAGCAGTTAAGGTTACCTCGTCAAGCGGTCTCGCCGGCTTGATTACCCACATTGGGTGCCCTGCAATCGGAGCCACAAGGCACATGCTGGGATGCTCGCCGACTACCTGCCGGCTGGTAGTGGCGACGGCGGGGGTGGCCGCAGGTTCATCCTGATCCTCGCGGAACAGTCGAGCTGTGCGTGGTTGCGGTCGAAACGCAACCCACGGGTGACGGCCACGCATTTCACGGAGACACCCCCATGCGTCATCGTCTCAGCGCCGCCCTGGCGTTTGCCTTGTCGTGCCTAGTCGTCGCGCCTGCCCTGGCGCTGGAACGACCAGCGACGTGCGCCACGTTGTTGTCCGTGTTGCAGGCCGCCAAGCCCAGCGACGTGGTGAAGGTGGCGGCCGGCGACTGCGCGGCGATCAACGCGCCCAGCGCCTCGACCCGGTTCCGGGTGGCGGCGCCGGGGGCGGTGGTGGAGCCGGACGGTTCGGGGCCGGTCTCGATCAAGGGGCTGACGCTGAACCTCTGGCAGGGGTTCACCTTCCGCGGCTTCACGATCAACGGTCCCGTGGTCATCAACCAAGGCCAGCGGATGCGCGTGCTGGAAAGCCGCATCGTCGGACAGGAGCCCGACTGGACGGTGGCGAAGGCTGTAGGCGTTCGGATCACCGCCGGGTCTGACGTCGAGCTGAGCGACAGCGTCATCACCGGCTGGGGCCAGGGGATCAGCGTCGCGGGCATCAACGCCACCTTCCCGGCGACGCGCATCACCATCGCGCGCAACACCCTGCAGCGCATCGCTTTCGACGGGATCCGGGGTTTCGCCCACACGGACGGCCTGACGATCGACGGCAACACCCTGCGAGAGTTCGCGAAGAACGACCTGGCCCACAAGGACGCCATCCAGGGGTTCGACGGACCGGCGGCGAACCTGACGATCACGAACAACGTCTACGACGGTAGCGCTACCGGTGCGCGGCGGCAGTTCATCTTCCTGCAGAACCGACTCACGAACGTTCGGGTGACCAACAACTGGGCCTTCGGGGCAGGCCCGTGGGGCGTGGCGGCCAACGACGCGCAGTCTGGCGTAATCGCTAACAACTACGTCGTCCCCTTCGAAGGGTTCAGCGCCCGGAACGTCACGCCAAACGCTGGGGCGGCCCTCACGGTCGAAGGGAACGTAGAAGCGCCTGCGGTGAGGCCGGGAGACGCGACCGCCTTGCGCGCGTGGACCGCACGCTTCGCGCCCAAGCCCGAACCGAAAACCCTGGAGCAGCGTGTGGCGGACCTTGAGGCCGCCGTCGCCGCTCTGCGTACCCGTTAA